GATTTACAGCTTTTAATAACTACGCTGGAAGCACAGCAAATAGCTGGTCTGTTCAAGCATCCGAAAGCACTACAAACAAATGGAACAATAATTCATCAACCCTATTAGCTACAGAAGTATCTGGTGTGGGTGATGTGTTTATGCTTGCTTATGATGTAGATGCTGGAAAAGTCTGGTTTGGTCGCAATGGAACTTGGTATTCTAGCGGTGACCCAGCAGCAGGAACAAACGCTGCATTTACCAACTTAACTGGTACGCTAGGTGTAGTAGTTTCATCTATCAGCACAACCTCTGCGATTGCTGTTAATTGCGGTCAAAGACCATTCGCCTACACCCCACCAACAGGCTTTAATAGACTAAACACATTTAACTTACCTACTCCTACGATTGGTGCTACTGCATCTACAACAGCGAATAAGTATTTTGATACAACGCTATATACTGGCAACGGAACAAGCCAAAGCATAGTTAATAGCGGTTCTATGCAACCTGATTTAGTTTGGGAAAAGCGTAGAGATGCCGCACAAACATTTAGCAACGGCATAATAGATTCCGTAAGAGGAAGGGCTTATAGTTTAGTTACTAACTTAACAATCGCTGACCAAACTTCAACATCCACAAACGATTTAACTTCATTTAATAGCAATGGATTTAGTATTGGACCAAGTAACAATCTATCAATAAACGATAATGGTGGAACTTATGTTGCTTGGCAATGGCGAGCATCTAACGCAACAGCCGTAACCAACACAGCAGGCACTATTACATCTACAGTAAGTGCCAATACAACCGCTGGATTTAGTATTCTTACTTATACAGGTACAGGAGCAAACGCTACAGTAGGTCATGGGCTAGGTGTTGCTCCAGCTATGTTTATTGTTAAAAGAAGAAATGCTGGAACTAATAATTGGCTTGTTTATCATCAATCAATTGGCGGTACTGGCGCACTTTATTTAAATACAACAGAGGCAACACAAACATTCTCTGATATTTGGAATAACACAGCACCTACATCTACTGTGTTTTCTATTGGAACTACAGATAATGCTAATCAAAGTACAGGAACTTATGTAGCCTACTGCTTTGCACCTGTCGCTGGATACTCTGCATTTGGCTCATACACAGGTAATGGTTCTAGTGATGGAACTTTTGTGCATCTTGGATTTAGACCTAGGTTTATATTAGTAAAAAGGACTGACACATCAGGATTTAATTGGAGAATTACTGATACTTCTAGATCAACATATAACAAAACAGTAGGAATGTTAGAGCCAAGTTCGTCTGCTGCTGAATACACTGATTCAGGCAATCAAGATTTTGATATTCTTTCTAATGGTTTTAAAATTAGAAACGATACTCCTGGTCTTAATGGCAGTGGTGGAACAATTGTATACATGGCATTTTGTGAATCGCCCTTTAAATTTAGCAACGCCCGTTAACCCAAATATTTAGGAGTAATTAAAATGCCTTTTAAACTCGGAACTAAGACTATCCAACTGGATACACCTTTTACACACAATGACATTCAATACCCCGCTAACTGGATTCGCCTAGCATCTGAGGCAGATAAATCTGCTATCGGTCTAGTATGGGAAGCGGATGTTGATATGAACTTTGACAATCGCTTCTACTGGGCTAAAGACTTGCCTAAAGCACTAGAGGATAAAGAAGAATCAGATGAAGCTGGTAATCCTCTCTATGTCAAAGTATTAGGTGTAGTAGATGGAAAGCCAGCAATGGTCGATAGCACAGAGAGATTAGTAACCAAAGGATTAAAGTCTAACTTCATTTCTCAAGTAAAGACTACTGCTGGTTCTATCCTTGCTCAGACTGATTGGATGGTAATTCGTAAAGCTGAACGCAATGTAGATATTCCTACTTCTGTTGCTACTTATCGTGCAAGCGTAGTAACCAAGGCTACTGAGTTGGAGACAGCTATCTCTGCAGTTACGACTGTAGAGCAATTGGCTTCTTTAGACTTATCGTTTCCTACGGAGTAAAGAATGAGCGAAGCTGAATTAAAACTCCTAAGCCACGAAGAAGTCTGTAAAGTTCGCTACGAACAGATACACGCTAGACTAAAGAGACTAGAACAGATTCTCCTCGGTACTGCTGGATTCATTATTGTAACACTGCTAACTTTGGTACTTAAATGAGAGAAATCTCTGTTGGTAAGAACCTCACTGCTGATACATTAACAACATTGTATACCGCACCGAGAAATCACACTGCTCGGTTTTATACATTATATGCTCACAATTCAGGCGGTAATACTAAAAGTTTCAGTGCTTGGTGGTACGACAGTAGTGAAAATACTGAAATCATTATTTTATTAGAATATAACTTAGCATCTAAAACCTATTTACATTTAAACGGTTCTTCGTATATCTTTTTAGAAGAAGGGGACCAAATTAGAGTTAAGTCTGAAGCCGGTTCTTCTGTAACTGTAATTATTACAATGGAACAAGAGTATAAAGCAGCACAACCTTAAGGATAATGATTATGCCACTCGCTAAAGGTAAGTCACAAAAGACAATCAGTAAGAATATCTCTAAACTGGTTAAAGAAGGAAGACCACAGCGTCAGGCTGTAGCAATCGCATTATCAACCGCTAAAGTAGCTAAACCTAAGAAAAGGAAATAATATGCCAATGGTAAAAGACAAGAAGTTCCCTTACACCGCTAAAGGTAAGAAGGAAGCTAAGACATACGCTAAGAAGACTGGTGCTAAAGTAAGCACTGCTCCAAAGGCTAAACCCATGAAGAAGATGGGAGCTATGCGTGGCTACTAAACCGGGTCTCTATGCCAATATCGCCGCCAAGCGTCGTCGTATCAAGGCTGGCTCAGGCGAGAAGATGCGTAAGGTAGGCAGCAAAGGCGCACCTTCGGCGCAGGACTTTAAAGACGCTGCTAAAACAGCTAAGAAAGACAAGAAATGAGTTTCTTTATCGGGGTATTGTTTTTCTGTGCTAATGGTGGATGTTACTTCCTAAAGATTAACGACACTTTTGACAAGATTGAACAGTGCCAAGCTGCAGTGCGCCAATGGGACAAGTATGCTAGAGAGCAGAAGTTGGAGACTGAGTATACTTGCCTCGAAATAACTTTAAAGAGTAATGTTTAATGGTTAAAAAGGTATATCAGAACCCAGAAGGCGGTTTAAACGCCAAAGGAAGGGCTTATTTCAAGAAAACTGAAGGAGCTAACCTTAAACCTCCAGTTTCAGCTAAAGAGGCTGCAAAGTCCCCTAAAGCGGCTAAACGACGCAAGAGCTTTTGTGCAAGGATGAGTGGCGTTAAAGGTCCGATGAAGGATACCAAAGGACGACCAACAAGAAAAGCACTGGCATTAAAGAAGTGGGATTGTTGAGATTTTACTTGACAAAATAGTCAAACTATGATAGGATAGCGCATGGCTACAACATATTTACAAGCAGTTAATAGTGTGCTACGACGGTTAAGAGAAACCGAAGTAGCTACTGTTGCTTCTACCTCATATTCTAAGCTAATTGGCGATTTCGTTAACGATGCTAAGTCTTCTGTCGAATCTGCCTATAATTGGAATGCTTTGTCGGATACGCTAACGGCTACGACTACGGCTGATTTGTTTAGTTATGTCTTAACTGGTTCTGGTGTACGCTTCCGTATTGTGGATGTACTAAACGACAGCAAAGACACTGTAATGCGTCTAGCGCCTACGACATGGATGAATCAGCAGTTTATGTCGTCTAGCCCGCAGAAGGGTTCTCCTAATTACTATAACTTCAACGGACAGGATAATAACGGAGATACATTAGTTGATGTATTCCCCATCCCTGACGGTGTTTATACATTACGGTTTAATGTCATATTACCTCAAGCAGATTTAACCTCTGACAGTACCGTTATTAAAGTCCCTGCCGATGTTGTTATTCTAAATGCTTATGCAAGAGCATTAGTAGAGCGTGGCGAAGACGGTGGATTGCAATCTTCCGAAGCATACGCTTTAGCTCGTAACTTAATGGCTGATTATATCTCTTTAGAGTCTAATCGTTATCTTGAAGATACAAACTGGGTTCCAAGTTGAGCAAGCCACTACAAGCAGCAACTATTGCAGCTCCCGGATTCATGGGGTTAAATACGCAGGATAGTAGCGTAACCCTTGAGTCTGGATTTGCCTTAGTTGCCAATAACTGCATCATCGATAAGTTTGGTCGTATTGGTTCCCGTAAGGGCTGGGACAATGTCCACGCAACCAATGCTGACTTATCTACTGCAGTCGTTAAAACAATTGCAGATGTCAGAGGACCTGATAATAATACAGTTCTGTTTGCTGCCGGTAACAGTAAACTGTTTATTGAAGAATCAGGTGCTTTAGTTAAGAAGAATGTCCGTAATGCTGCTGATTCTGCCGATGTAACGGTTACAATCAGTGACGACCACTGGCAAGTCGCTAATATACAGCAAACCGGTGAAACAAAGTCGTATGCGACAATTGTCCAAGAAGGACATCCGGTATTGATTCTTAACTACTTAACAAGTGCTTTTGGCTTTCAGCGTTTAGGCGATTTAGGTAGTTTACCAGCGTCGTATACTACATCAACCTTTATGCCAAATTGTGCTATTGCAGCATACGGTAGAACTTGGTTGGCAGATATTTCTGGCGATAGACAGACTGTGTATTTTAGTGACCTGTTAGACGCTACTAACTACACGACAGGGACTGCTGGTCGCTTAGATATATCAGAAGTAGTTGGCGACGGGGACCCAATCGTTGCATTGGCTTCGCATAATGGATTCTTGATAATCTTCTGTACGAAGCATATTGTTGTCTATGCTGGCGCACAGGACCCCTCCACAATGGCATTGTCCGATGTGATTAATGGCGTTGGTTGTGTGGCAAGAGATTCGGTACAAACAACTGGTTCGGATGTTATTTTCTTATCTGATACCGGTGTTCGGTCTTTAACGAGAACAATTCAAGAGAAGTCTGCACCATTTAGAGACTTGTCAAAGAATGTTCGTGATGATTTAATTAGCTATGTAAATGGCACTGTAGCCAAGACAATTAAGTCTGTCTACAGCCCAACCGATGCTTTCTACTTATTATCGTTCCCATCTCAGTCTATTGTCTATTGTTTTGACACTAGAGTAATGATGCAAGACGGCGCAGCCCGGACTACAACTTGGACTAGCTTAGTTCCGCATAGTTTTGCTTTAACAAAAGACAAAGAAGTTTATCTAGGTGTAGCTGGTTATGTTGGTAAGTATACAGGATACCAAGATAATGGTACTGATTATTCGATGTCTTATTATACTAACTATTTTGATTATCAAACACCAACAACACTGAAGATATTCAAGAAGGCTGACTTCTACATTATTGGTGGAGCAGATCAGACAGTTGCAATTAAGTGGGATTTCGATTACGAAGGCAACTATGAATCAGAAATCAGAACTCTGGATGCAGCAACAATTTCTGAATACGGTATTGCTGAATACAACATTGGTAAATACGCCGGCGGTACAGTTATTAGTCGATTAGATGTCCCAACTTCTGGTACAGGACGAGTATTACAGATTGGATTAGAGTGTGATATTAATGGTAATGCAGTATCCGTACAGAAATTGGATGCTTATATTAAATTAGGAAGGGTGGCTTAATCGTGTCTAATTACACAAAAACAACTAACTTTACTGCGAAAGATTCGTTACCTACCGGTAATACGAATAAGATTATTCGTGGTTCAGAGTTCGATACTGAATTCAATAATATTGCTACAGCAGTAACCACTAAAGCTGACTTAGCAAGTCCTGCTTTGACTGGAACTGCTACAGCCGTTAATTTAACTGTTTCTGGTACTTTAACTGCTTCTAGCGGTATGACTCTAACAGGTACGCTAACAGGCGGAACCATTGATGGCGGTACATACTAATCATGGCAGAGATTATTGACAAACAGATGTCTGCTACGGAGATTATCCGTAAAGACTTAGAGCGTGGCGGTCTAAGCAAACAAGAAGAGAAGTTCTTCAAGAGCCTAGCCATTATGATTCAACAAAACAAAGCTGTTGTTGTACGGCACAATAACACTGTGTTTATCGGTATTCGGAAAGAGCCGGGTGTATTAGAAGTGCATATGTATACAGTAGACACTCCTAATATGCTTCTTGGTGCAATGAAGGTTGGAATTGACGCAGTCAAGAAAGCTGGTATAAAGAAGTTAGTATCTGAAACTGATAACTACAAACTAATAACAATGATGCAAAAGATGAACTTACCTGTAGAAGTAAAGAAGAAGGGTAAGTCGTTTGCATGGTCACTGGAGATTAAATAATGGGTGGCGGAGGCGGATTTGTTGCAGCGATAACAGACCCCATTTCTGATGTACTAGGTACTTCAGGTGGTGATGGTGGTCTATTAGGTGCTGTAGAAGATGTTGGTGGGTTCATCGGCGATGCTGGTGAAATCATTGACAATGCAGTCATACAACCAGTTGTTGATGACCCAGTTAACACTGCAATTAAACTTGGTGCTTACTATGTTGGTGGTCCTTTAGGAAGCGCCGTAGCAAGTGCTGGTATTTCAGCCGCACAAGGCAATGACATTGAAGACATCGCTAGAGATGCCGCTGTTTCGTATGTTGCTGGTCAGGTAGGCGGTCAAGTAGGTGGTGCTGTTGCGGGTGAAACAGGTTCACAGTTAGCCGGTAACTTAGCACAAGGCGGAACATCTGGCGCAACAAGTGCTGTATTGTCTGGAAGAGACCCAGTAACAGGATTATTGTCTGGTGTTACCAATGCTGGTATTAGTGCCGGTGTCGGCTCAGTCGTAGATGCAGGAGCAAACTTATTTAATCAAACAAACACAGGAAGTACAGGTATGGATGAACTATTTAATACTACCGGCGAAGACTTTAACATGGGCGGCATATTTAGCGGCACAGGTGAAGACTTTAACATGGGTGGTGGTTTATACGGACAGTTTGACATGAACACTGGAACCGGTGAAGACTTTAATCTTAGTGGAAATCCTGAGTTTAATGCCTATTCTCAAGCGATTCCCGGTTTTGGAGACTATGCTAAACAGTTTGGTATTCAAGCAGCTAAGGCTCTGTTTGGTATCAAAACAGGAGGCACTGCTGGACAAGGCGGTACTGCTGGCGGTGCTGGAACACAAGGCGGTTTATTAAACGCTGGTGCGAACTATTTCTTGTCTGACGCTGCCCGTAGAGCAATTCAGTCTTCAGCACAGCAATCAGCTCAACAGCAGTTAGAAGCTACCCGCAGAGCAGAACAGTTTGCTACATTTAAACCTGTGGGTGTTACTACTGCTTTCGGTCAATCCCAGTTCCAATTCGACCCAACAACAGGTCAGTTAACTTCTGCAGGCTACACCGCAACACCGCAAGTTGCTGCACAAAGAGAAAGATTGTTTACTTTAGGTGCTGAAGCACTACCAACTACTGCAGACACAACTGAATTACAACGGCAGTACATTGCTCAACAGCAAGGTCTATTAGCACCAAGTCGTGAGCAGCAGTTCGCACAGTTACGCAATCGTCAATTCCAGCGTGGTACAGGTGGTTTAGCTACTGGTGGAACAACGGCGGGCTATACTACTGGCGCTCCCGGTCTAATGCAAACTAATCCTGAGATGGCTGCTTATTTTAACGCACTTGCAAGAGAAGACGCTACTTTAGCAGCTAATGCTCCTACTTATGCTCAAGATTTATTAAATAAGAGAATTGCTTCTGGTACAAACCTATTTACTCAGGCTGGTAACTTAGAGACAATGGCGCAACAGCCACTAACACTAGGTACTGGATTAGGAACGCAAGTAGCTACAGCAGGTTCAAGAGCAGGACTATATGGATTAACTGGAACACAGGGAGCTGCTCAGACACAGCTATACGGTAATGTGGCTAATGCTTCTGGTCAGTTAGGGCAAGCTCAGGGACTGTTAACAGGTGTAAGTCCGTATTTACAGCAAGCTGGTAACTATGCAATTAACAATTGGTTAGCATAAGGAATAATCATGGCAGATATGTTTGATAAAGAAGAGTTAAGTCTAGTTGGTGGTTTGTTTGCAAATACTTTAGCAGCAGCAGAAGCTGAAAAACTAGGACAACAAGAAGCCGCCTACAAGCGCTTTAGCGGTGCTGCTGGCACACAGAATCCTTTTGCCGGTCTTGCTGGTTTATCAGGAATGTTTGGCACTGCTGCCGGACAGGAATTGCGTGGTTTAGGCGGATACCAAAGCCCCACAGTTCAGCTACTATCAATGAGAGAGCAAGCTCGTAAGCAATTTGATACAAACACTCCTGAAGGGTTGATTCAATATGCTCAGTTCCTAAATCAAAATGGAGATGCTGCTGGTGCAAGACAAGCAGTAATGTTAGCACAGGGACAGAACAGACGAGCTTTAGAAGCTGAAAAACTGCAAGGTGAAATAGGTATTCAAGGTCGTGAGATTAAAGAAATTGGTGTTGCAAACAATCCTGATTTACTACAAAAAGCTGTTGTTGATAAAACAGGTAGAATTATTGCAAGAGTAGGAGACCCTTACAATCGGTTTACAAATAAACAAAACATTAATGTTGACGCTAAAGGCGAAACTAAGTTTGTTGAGCAGCTCGGTAAGAGCGATGCAGACACAGTAACCGAAGCGATGAAGACAAGAGCGACTGCTTTGTCAACTATTGGGTCATTACAGAAATTAAACTCATTAAACAATCAAGAACTAATTAGTGGTACTTTCGCTACTGGTCGTGTTGGTGCGGCTAATTTATTAAATACTCTTGGATTAGCGTCTCCAGCCGATGTTACAAGAATTGCAACTTCACAGCAATATGATAAAGTTGCTAAAGATGTTATATTTCAAACATTGGGCGGTAAACTGGGTGCTGGTTTCTCTAACGAAGACCGTAGATTTATTGAAGCACTTATTCCACAGCTTGAAACAAGTCCAGAAGCCCGCCGACAGCTTATTAGTTACATGGTTGGGAAGAATCAACTTATTGTTGATGAAACAACAAGACTTGAAAACTATGGTCGTGCTAATAAAGGTCTTGGTGGTTTTGATTATAAGATTCCAAGAGAAACTATTGCTCCTCCAAGTGCAGGGACAAAACCACAATTCACTCGTGAACAGTTAGAAGCAGAAAAAGCTAGAAGAGGACTTGAATGAGCGATATTACAAAACTATCGGACGATGAACTTAGACAGAGATTAGCTAGTAATCAGTATGTTGGTTTTGCTGAGAAATCTGTTCTTGATACAAGTCCAACATCTTTTACAGATGTAGTTAAAAATACCTTAGAATCCGTTGCTAAAGGTTCTGCTAAAGGCATTGTTGATTTAGTTGGCGGCTATGAATCGTTGTATAACTATCTTCAAGCTGATAAAAACCCTGAAGCATTCAAACCTTCAAGAATTCTAAGTGCGATAAATAATATTACTGGTATTAATTTACAATCCGCACCTTACACGACTCCGTATAATATCGCAGCCGCCGGCGCACCTGCTGCATTGTTAACTTCTGTCGGTGTTCCCGGTTTGTTTAAAGGCGGTCCTGTTTCTGCCCCAGCTAAAGAATTTGCTGTTGCTGGCACACTTGGAGCCACTGCACCCTTAATTACTGAGTCACCTTTCGGACAAGCCGCTATTCAAATTAGTCCTTATGCAGCTAAGGGCGGTTTTACAAGTATCCAAGGCGCGGCAATGCGTCCACAAGGAGCATTCCCGCCTGCATCTGAAACTCAAGCATTATTAAATGTTGGTCCTATGACACCGGGACAGTTAACATTAAATCGCCAACAACTTGCAACTGAAGCACGTGTTGCTGCTTCTCCAAAAGCTGCCGAAGCTCCGGGATTCTTTAAACAACAGGCAGAATCTGTACAAACTTATTTAGATGATTTGTTTACTCGGTCTACACAAAAGACATTAAATCCTGAAGATTTAACTCAATCGGTATTGACATCTTTTCAAAACTATGGAAAAGCATTGTCTACAAGATTGCGTTCTGATGCAAATAAAGACTTTAATGCAGCCAAGAGAGCTGGTGGAGAAATCAATACACAACCTGTACTTGATGTTGTACAAACTAGGCTACAAGGTATTCCTCCAGAAACACCCGGTTTTGAGGGCTTACGCAGTGCATTAGGTCGAATTGCAGATGAGTTTACTATTCCAGAAGTCCCAGCTTCAGTAACTCCTAGTGCCATTATTGGTCCAACAGGACAGCCTGTGGATGTTAAGGTTGTTCCCGGAACTCCTGCTCAAGCACAGAAAATTAGCATTGATAGACTTCAAAAGAATCTATCAGCATGGGGCGAAGCCGCTTATAGCGGTAAAGCAGATTTTGGTAAAGGTAATATATTTGAAGGTGTTGCTCCCGGACAAGCTAAAGCAATTTCACTTGATGTGTTGCGTGGATATAAACAAGCCCTAGATGATGCAATTCAAAGCGGAGTTCCCGGAGCCGATAAACTAGTTCAAGCTCGTGATAATTTTGCAGGTAATATTAGACGAATTGAAGAATTTGCTAATCGTCCATTGGTTAAAGCATTTGATGTTGAAAGAGCTACGGATTTAGTCCCAGAACAAGTTATTACTAAACTAAAAACTGCTCCTGATTCACAACGGGCAATTCTGATTGATGTCTTACAAAACAACCCAGATGCGTCTGTCATCTTAGATACTATTAGAAGGTCTACTTTTGATGATATTTTAAACAAAGCAAAAGCAACTGGTGCCGCAGCTACTGCACCTGAATTTAATATTGATGTTGCTTTAAAAGAACTTAATAAGAAAGAGAATGATTTTAACTTCTTATTTAAGACTAAACAAGAATTGAATGACGCAAGATTAGTATTAAACTACATGAAAAGAGCTGTACAAAGTGAAACAGGTGGAGCAGCTACTGGAATGGCAGGAAGCACCGCTTATGCTACTACTAAAGCTATGGGCGGTAACACGCAGTTAGCCAACGCAACAAAAGAGTTAACTGATGTTATTAGAGATAAGATAACTAATTCTGCTGATTTTTCTGCAGTGTTGTTTAATCCTGATTCTAAAGATGCGCTGTTAAAACTAGCCAAAGGTCGAACAACTTTAGGTGTTGTTAAAGATGCAACAAAAGTAATTGGTAAAACTGCTGGAATTGTAGCTCTTCGAGGTGGTCCAATGTTGTCAGTAGAGCAAGCACCAAAAGAAGCTGTAAATGCTCAACCTCAGACAGGAGAAGTATCTGTCCAGTCTTTATCTGATGAAGACCTAAAAAGACTGTTAGAAGAACAACAATAAGACTATGAGCCATGTCCGACCAATTTGGGTTTATCGAAGGAGCAAAGTCTGTAACCAGTAGCATGGATGCTAGTCGAGAGGCTAGTAAATCTATTACCAAAAGCATTACCGATGTACAGAAGGACGCTGCAGCAGTAGCACAGCAAAAGGACCTAGAGCGTAAGAGACAAATACGAGAATCTCAGGTCTTTAAAGAGCAGTACTTCAAGAGAGCAATGATGGAATGGCAACGCCAAGAAACCATCCGTATCGAAGAAGCTAAAGTCAAAGCTGATTTCATTAAGAAGCATGGCGCTAAACGCTGGAGTGA